GCAATAGTAGCAGCACCTTTTACAGTCATGTGAAGATTTCTGTTAGAAAATACTTCTGGATCGTGTCGAGGGCAAAATACACAGGTTCTATTACACAGCTCAGTAGTATTTAGCTCTACTGTTAGGATAGACCTTAGTGGAGAATCTTTTGTATTCTTTGACCAATGCAGGGCTTCTTGGTTTCTTCTGTGTTCCAAAAAGTCATGCTGGTCTACTGCTACTATTGGTATTTTCATAGTTCTAGTTTATTCTTTGCAATGATATATGATTTGACGAAGTCCGATCTTACAATATCTTCTACTTGAAATTCAACGAAAGTAAAGCAGTCCATACTCTTAAGTATTCGGATAAAGTCTTTTAAGCCGTTACCTTTTAAATCTGCCTGTTTAAAGTCTCCACAAAACATTACTCTACAATTCTCACCCATACGGGTAATAATTGAGTCTAGCTCATGGAAAGACATATTCTGACATTCATCAATAAGAATAACTGCATCTCTGAGTGTAATCCCTCTAATAAACGAAGTAGTCATAAACTCTACTAAATTCTTCTGTTTCAGTATTTCATAGGCATCGCCTCTACCAAACAGATCATTAGCAATATCTTTATAAGGCTCTTCATATACAGAGGCTTTTTCTTTCTCTGTACCTGGCAAGAACCCAATGTCTCTCGTTGGTACAGCACTTCGTATAATTACTAGCTTTTGATAGTCTCCTTTAGTCATATCATCATATGCTAGATAAGATGAAATGAAGGTTTTACCAGTCCCTGCCAGTCCGTGTAGTAGCAGGTGGTTAGTTGATTCAAAAGCTGTTAGTTGGTTACGTGTTAAAGGTTCTATCTCTCTCAGGTCAAAATTAACACCTGATAAAGTTTTTCTTTTCTTAGCCATATTATACTTTCTTTTTTGTATCTTTGAGTTTCGTTTCCGAATACTCGTAAAGCACCCACGGTATACCATGTAAGTGCAGAATCCCCGCCCAAAGCATTCCTTCTTCGGGTGGGCGTGGTACGGTAAAAGGATTATTAGATTCCTTAAACCAGATTAAAGAAGCTACTCCTTTCTTTTCTACTCTTTTGATACGCAAGTATTTAAGGGCAGCAAAGCGAGTCTTTTCGTACATAAAGGGTTTCCCAGTATTATCTATAAAGTACTTTGTCTTTTGTTTGAGTATTCCGTTATATGACGTTAGCATCTTCTTTAGTGGTAGCACATCCTTATGTGGTGTTTGCATACGCCTAGCACCTAAAGTTTGTCCTGCCATGTTTGTATCATCGACTACCTTATCATCAATAAGAAGGAGACCGTCCTTAGTCTCCCATGTACCCGAGGGTAACAAAAATATTGGATATTGGATAGTGGAAGCTGTCTTACGATATGTGATCACCATACATTTTCTCGAACTTACCGCCTGAATAGTCTTGGTGAATAATCTCAAAGTCACAGCCTACGGGAGTACCAGGAATAGACAAGCCTCTGTCTAGCTGTACATACTCTGCAAGTTTAACCATGTACTCATCAACTTCATCATCTGGTACTTCTGCTAGAATGGAATCGTGTACAAGTGCAAAGATACGAGCTTTCTTACCTTTTGCTTTTATCCACGAGTTCATGTCTATAGCCCCTAGAAGGTTAATATCAGAAGCAGCAGACTGCACCAGAAAATTAAGACCAGACCTAACGCTATGACTCTGGATGCCTTTGTCTGTCGATGCGACATTTGGTAATCTCCTCTTTCTACCGAAGTAGCTGTAAATGAATCCGTTTTGCATAATGAACTTTTGGTTCTCTTCGATCCATGATTTTAGTTTGTGGAACTCTTTAAAGTAATCATCAATCACCTCTTGAGCATCGTTTCTAGTGAAAGGTTTACCACTGTCTTTTGTGACTTGCTCACTAATCTTATTCGCACCAGCACCGTACATAATACCAAAGGTTACAGCCTTAGCAGCCTGTCTTTGCATACCGTATAGTTCTGCTACTTCACTAACGTCACAAGGTAACTTGAATACTTTGTGTGCAATTGCAGAGTGAAAGTTACCTCCAGACTTGAAGACTTCCATTAGTGCTTGGTCTTTTGCTAGGATTGCCGCAACGTATACTTCTGCAGTTGTTAAATCCATTGCGACAATCTTATGTCCAGGTGCCGCTTTGATACAGCCCTTTACAATGGGATTATCTCTAGGCAGTTGCTGCATATTAAGTTTACCACTAGAACTGAGACGGCCAGAAGTTGTACCGTGGAGATTAAAACCAGTACGCAGTCTAGAATCTCTATCCAACTGCGGATAGATCTTGTCCAAATAAGTATTCTTAATCTTGGATTTTTGTCTAATGGCAAGGATAAGGGCGGGTACATCGGACTGTCCAGCCAAGTCTCCAAGAACTTCAGCATCTGTGCTGTTTGCTCCCGTACCTGTCTTCTTTCCAGTAGGAGTAAGACCAATGAAATCAAACAGTAAACTACGAAGCTGCACAGTGCTGTTAGGATTAAAATCTTTTCCATTTAGTTTCTCAAATTTGCTAATAGCAGGGTGTTTGTATAGCTCTACTACTGCTTCGTCAATCTGTTCCTGCATCAATGATTGGCCTTTAAGAAGACGTTGCTTATCAAAAGGCACGCCATTGTCTTGTATATCTGTCAGAAAACGACAGCCAGGAATTAATATGTTTTCGTAGACTTTTGCAAGTCTTTTGTTTTGTTTGATCTTAACAAACTTCTCGTAAAGTAAGAATGTTACTGCAGCATCCATGCCCGCGTAGAGCTTCATAATATCAAAAGGAATATCACCCCAGTTGAAGTCATTTTTAAGAATACCGTGCTCCTTACGGTACTGCGCCATCCAGTCGTACATACCTTTCTCATAATCACCATAGACAGTATACTTCATTGCTAAAGCCTTCAATCCATGAGTACCTGGGTTCTCATCAATCAAATAGTGCAGAAGCATAGTATCTTCAAAGCGTGGAAAGGTAAAGTTGAAATGGTACTCAAAGAATGCCATATCGAACTTAGCATTATGAAATACTACTATCTTTTTGTCAAACAGTTCTTGTAACAGTGCTTCTGTTGTTTCGTCAAAGCACTCCGTATCTATATAAGCACCTCGATCAGCCTCATAAGACAAGCTAATGCCAAGCATATGCCCGTCGCGTGGATAAAGTCCGGTTGTTTCCGAGTCCAGACCAACATAATCAAGAGGGGCAGAAATAGCAGCGCGTATGAAATCATTGCACTCCTCCGTATCTTGTATGCCCCAAGCATTGTACTCAGTAATTACTGTATCTTGTTTGTTTCCAGTAATGTACTCAGTAATGCTCTGCTTAGAGTCATCCCAAGTACGCTGTGCTTCTGGTTTAAATGCAAGCATGGCAGGGTTAATGACAGGTAAGTATTTCTCTTCTACTTTCTTACCCGAGTATTCGGTGACTGAGTTAAGAGGCGTGAAGTATTTAAGTGCATCACTACCTACGAGAATAATCCAGTCGTATGCGTCAATATCAATCTCGATATCGCAATCTCGTTTTAGTACTTTCTTAATATAAGGGTCAGAACAGAGCTGATACTGATCAAACTCAAACTCATTATCAAACTCTTTCTTGTAATTTGTTCTACTAGCTTTAGTTTCTACTAATGCAACTTTAGGCATATAATTTTCTCTTTAATGTTTGTACTGATTTTAGGGGTAGTGCTCCGGGATCTGTATCCTTTAGCCCTACATTTCTTGATGACAAGCCTACTCGCTCTGCCATCTCTTTTACTTCTTTCGCAGCATCCTGTCCTGCGGTATCTCCATCGAAGAAAACTACTATCTCTTCTACACCTTGTATAGAAAGCATACGTAATTTGTCCTCATTTATATTCTTTGTTCCAAAGCAACACACTGCATTGTCGAGTCCTTTGTCATGTAAATTTACCATATCATATATACCTTCTACTAAGATAATCGAACCTTGTATCGGCTCTACTATAGGATAGAGAGGCAGCTTCGCACCCGCAGGCGAGATCATGTACTTAGGTGTACCACCTGTAGTATGACGACCATTAAAGGACACAATGCGACCTGATATGTCTCGTACAGGGAACACAATGCGACCGATATGGTCAGTGTCATGGTGTTGGAATGCTTCAAACCTTTTATAGGTCTCTGGCTTAATATTTCTCCAGTTACCTACATATGGAATACTACCTTTAGGAAACGACAAACCAACCGACTCAGACCTTTTCTCTCTAATACGTTTTTTTAGTAGCTCTCGTCTTAGTTGTAATTGGTTTGCCTTTTCGCCAAAGTGTGTAAAAATGTTGCCTTTGTACCCGCAAGAGAAGCAGTTAAATATACCTGTGATCTTGTCAATGCGCATACTAGGACTGCTATCTGCGTGTTCAGGATTAAGACACGTGACAATAGCATCTGCACCCTTGGGTACAAAATATACTTGCCTAGATACTAATAGTTCTTCTACTGTCAACGTCCAATATCCTTGATGTTTTCTTTACTGATTACTTGGTACGCGCCCTTGTTATATGCAGGGGCTACGGTGAAGTCTGCACCGGCAGTGTAACTACGGTCTACAGCTTCGCAAGATCCACCCATTGCGGGGGCAGAACTATAATGTTTGGTGTCTCTACGATAAGTGTCGGAGACTTCCATAGGTTCAAACTTGGGGGTGTATCGGTTAGACTTAGGCAAGGGCTTTCGCTTCCTACCTGAATAAGAGTGTCGTAAACTGCCGAATGTAAGTGCCATTTGCTTTTCTCCTTTAAAGTATCCGTATATTATACGCATAAAGAGATAAAAAGTCAAGAAATATTTTTAGATGTCGTCAATGGACTCGCCAGTCTTGTGCGAGGAATCGTCTTTCTCTTGAGGAGTCATAGCAGTTTCAGGGCCAATCTTAAGGCTATCCCAATCTACTGTAGAGGTGAACGACTTCATAGAAGCGGAGCGCATCTTTACACAATTAAATGTAATACAGGCGTCCTCATGATCCCAGGTTTCTAGTGTATATGCAGCATCCGCCGCATCAAGAATACCTTTAGCGAATCGTGCTTCACCAGTTGCGTCTGTTTGATAAGGGGAAACTACTGTACAATCATACTCTTGTGCCATCGACTTTAACGCTTTACTTACTTCGATTTGTTCTGTCCAGTCATATTGACCCCCACGCGAGGGGAGACTCGACCGCTTTACCTGATTAATATAGTCTACAATAATGACACCAACATTCATAGGCTTAACTTTTTTGTCAAGCTCCGCACGAATTTTGGAGAGAGTAAGTGCAGGATCATACACTATGTCCAGCTGTTGAGTCGGGAGGAGCTCACAGGTGTTCTTTAGCGATGTATGCAACTTCTCAAAGTCACGATGTATTCTATAGTCCTTCAAGCGGTCTTGCCCATCAACATAACGACCTGCCCACCAGCCAGCAACTTTCTCCCACTCTGTTACGCTCAGATTCTGAGTACGTAGACGAGCAAAAGGAACTTCGGTAGCTATGGAACAACATCGTTGGAGGATAGATCGGCTGTCCATTTCAATAGTGAAATACATAGCCGACTTACCTGAAGCGTAAACTGCGTTAGCGATATTAGCACAAATTACTGACTTGCCAGCCCCTCGGCGACCTCCGAACATAACAAGATCTCTAGGTGAGAACTGTATTTCGTAGTCGTACTCTTCGTTTAGACCGAGTGGTATGTATCTGGCTAAATCTTCTTCTGGCTCAAACAAGTCAATACGTTGCATACTTTCTTGTGGGTCTTCCAAATCAACTTTGTCTTCGACATCCATTACGATTTGGTGAAGATGATTGACAGACTCTTGAGCATTCTCAAATGCAACAGAGTTTTCAATATAATCTTCTAGTGAGTCCAGAATTTCTTTTTGAGTGTATTCGTTCTTCAGATACTCGAGAAGCATATGAGGGTCGGCATCGACCTCCACTGCTTCCACTGCGAACAGTTTGTCACGAGTAGCTGAATCACGAATCTCAAACTTTAGATCTTCAATCGTAGGCATTCTATGAAAATCTTCACAGTGCTTATCAATAACCTTATAAAGGCTATGATACTCAGCTGCAAAGTAATGCTTATGCGCCACACTCCAGGTCTGAAAGTCCTGTAGTGTAAGCGTCTGCTTAATAAGCGCACTAGCAATGTTCAATGAAAGTCTCCCGATTTCAAATCTAAAATGTAGAACAGACTCCGAAGAGTCTGCCCTTAGGTACTAAGAGGGATTAAGCTGAAGCTTTTTCTTTCTTAGAAGCGCCATCATAGTCAGCGGCTGAAAGGCCACGACGAGTGAGCATAGTCTTAACGCCACGGGCGGTCTTACCAATTTGCTCTGCGATAGCTTCGACAGTCTGGCTACCGATATCAAGAATACCAGCCAATGGATCTTCTTTAGAAGCGCCTTTGGTAGTTTCCTGACGAGGAATAGCGTCGATGTCGCCTGAACGAAGGAGGCTAAGAGCCTTACCACGAACAGAGTTTACTGAGCGGTCTAGTTCAGCAGCAATAGCTTCTACGAAGGCACCGTCTTGTACCATAGATACAAAAGTAGTTTCTTCAGATGGAGAGTACGTGCGTACTGCTTCAACTTTAGGAGCTGGCTTAACGTGACCAGTCAGTTCCATAGACAAAATCTTGCCTTGGATTGACTTAGCGGAAAAGTGACCATCTTCAAAATGACCAGCAATCTCTGCGTAAGTGTAGGTGCCGCTGTTGTCAGCAACAAAGGCAGCTAGGGTAGCTTCTTGCGAATCCGTGAATGCGCGTGAAGCACTGGCAGAAGCCAGCTCTACGTCATGACCCATCTTTCGCAATTTGCTAGAGATAGAACGAGTAGAGGTTTCAAGTTGTACAGCTGCTTCCGCAACAGTAGCTTGGGATACGGGGCTTTCGCCACCGACAAAATCAGTAAGAGCGGTAGTGCGCTCATCAGTCCACTTAGGTAGTGCCATGATATTTATTCTCCAGTGAGAGTTTTAAGGTTAGTTACAATTTGAACGCCAGCATCTCTGGCCTTCTTAGTTTTTGCGGATTCAATCCCGCTTTCGTTTACTAGGATGGTGACATCCTTTGTCAGACTTGATTTTACATTAAGTCCTACAGCTTCTAGAGCTGCGTGAGCCTCTGCTTTAGTTTTGTAGCTTACTAACTTACCCGTGATACATACAGTGTTGACTGATGTATTAACAGGTCTGCTCTCAGATCTTGTAAACTTAAAGCTAAAAGGTAACATACTTACTTGATAGAAGTCCATCTCTAGCCACTGTAAAAGGTTGGCTGTAGACTTCTCACCGAGACCAGCTTCGCGACATATATCGTAGTCTATTTCATCTATATCAATGCAAACTTTTGATAATTTATTCGCTGCTGTTTTCCCGATAAGAGGAATGCTAAAAGCAGGTAAGAGTACATTTAGTGGTGCACTCTGAGAGCGTTGCAACTCATCTACTAACTTTGCCGAAAGTTTCTCTGATCCTAGGGCTTCCGCTATTTCGAGTGCATCTAATTCATAAATCTCTTCGAGAGAGCGTATGTCTAGTTTAGCAATCGACTTAGGGCCGAGACCTTTAATCTTGAGTGTCTTTGCAAAGTGTTCAATGAGCTTAGCAACTTTCTCACCGCAATGCGGATTTCTACAATACAGAAGATGGTTGACTTCTTCTAACACCGAACTACACGAAGGGCAGTTTGTTGGGGCTTCGATTATCGTCATTTGTCTTCCTCTGAGATTGAATATGTATTATACGGGTTTTTAAGGTTTCTGTCAAGAATTATTTTTCTAAAGGTAGCAATCAATCTAAGCGTCTTACTATGCGAGGTATGATTTCACCAGAACGTATAACTTCTACTCTACACCCTAACTCTAAATCAAGGTCGCGTATATACTCAATATTGTGCAGTGTTGCTCGTGCCACTGTCGCTTCCCCTATAACACAAGGCTCTAGGATAGCTACTGGACTTACAACTCCGCTCTTACCCAACTGCCATACAACATCTAGCAGCGTGGTCTCCACTCCAGCAACCTGCTCTTTCAGAGCAAAGGCACCTCGCGGGTGTTTAGAAGTGTGACCTAACTCATCGTACTTTTCATTTGCTTTGATACGAAATACTAAACCATCCGTAGGATAGGCGACTGCTTTAAAGCGAGTAACCACGTTCAAGCCAAACTTGTGCAAGACCTCAAGAGAGCAAGCATAATTTAAAGCAAGGTGTGGGGTAGCATCATATGCAACAAATACTAGGGGGCGAGTTCGGAACTCTTCAAGACCCGAAAGTCCTTTAAGTCCGAGTGACCCCGAAGCGAAATTACGCGAGTTAGGTACACTACTTGGGGCAACAACTTCTCCTGTAATCTGAATAAGACGAGTATCGCTAATCTCGTTAGGGACTAACTCACGCATCTTATCAGTAATGTCTCGGCCTTGAATACCGTCCCCACGAGTGAGGGCTAGTTCAAGAGTACCGTTGACATATAACAGAGACACTGCTGCACCATCCAACTTAGGAGTCATCTGACAATCTTCAACATTCAAAGGAGAGTTGTCTATATCGAAGCACTTCTGCAAAGAGTACATTTGATACGTATGCGAAACCGCATCAGTAACAGTGTAACCTACTTTGTTATAGCTATGTCTGTCTGCGAGAATATCAAATTCCGCATCAGAGATAGCAGGTGTACCTTCGTAGTACAACTCACTCATTCTGTCTAAAAAGTCCTGCATGGTATTCTCCTAAATAAGAAAGTATATTATACGGGACTTTAGGAAGATTGTCAAGAACTATTTATATAGATCCTGAATAAGATCTGCAAAATGTTCTTGTACTAGGCTCTTGGATTCTGCGAGGGATAATATCTCTAGTAACCCTGCAAACATCTCTCTTGAATTAGAGAGGTCCAATGGCATAGCAACTCCTTCGGGAGTAGGCTTCCACTCTTCATCAAAGTCCATATAGTATTTGCGTAAGTGCATATACTCTATTCCTCGAAAGGTATTGATGGTGAGTCTTATCTGAATTTCTTTAACTTTATCATAGTGTATAACACGAGAGTATGCTTCAGGAGCCTGATGTAAGTCCATTATCTTCTACCTTCATTCTTGAGAATAGAGGAGAGAGGAACTACACTAGACACATTTGAAGGTCGTAGTAAGCGATATGAATCTGTATCCCAACAGAAGAAAAGAAGAGTGTCGTCAGTTTCCTTGGCTCTATTCTTCTTTTTCTGAATATAGGGAGTTGTAAAGTTTAAAGTACAAACATTGTACTTTAGTTTTTTGGAGTGTTCGCTACGATAAGTAATAACGGCATCCCCATAGTCGTGCACTAAGCGTGCCAGCTCTTGCTTTTTCACTAATTACTCCTTGGTTAGTATTTCAGCAATCTTTATTGTGATCATACTAATACAAGGTGTTTTTATCAGATGTAAAAAGACCCCACTAGGCGAACCTAGTAGGGTTATGGGTACTTACGCTTCGTTAATAGCTACTAGAATCGAAGTGAAGTACTGAGATGCTTTACCAGTTAACTTGGCAATGATCTCTTCATCTACAGGTTGTCCGGCATCACCGAGTGCTGCTATGAGCGCCTCAGCTGCGGCAGCTTTAGATACTCGCGTACCACCAGCCCCTCCACCTGTAGCTCCACCACTAGATTTAGCGGCAGGGGTTTTCTTAACATAAACGCCAGCTTTTGTTAAGATCATACGAACACCGTTAGGTGACTCGTCTAATTCTTCTGCAATGTCTTTTACAATCTCCATAGATGTTTCTGGAGTTGGTTCTGCTGCTTCGTATAATGTTACTGCTTCTGCTTTTTTATCGTCGTCCCAAGCCACTTTGCGTGTCCTCTTGTTAGGGTTTTTATTTCCTGGGCAATTGCCCAGAGCTTGTAGTTGTTGAGCATAGAATCGGTCGCCCAATGGTATTCTCCTTTATTTGAAAAGATATTATACGTCACTTTTAACCATCTTGTCAAGAATTATTTTTTACAACCTCTCTATTTTTACTCCATACTGGCGTAAATGTTCTAGCTTACATAGTTCATAAGCTGGAGCATAGGCATTAAAGCCACCAGAATTTACACTAGCAAAGAAAGTATCTTCACTCTCTATCTTCTGCTTTATGTATACCGCGTAGGCAGGGCATCCATATTTTGCTTCGTAGTCAAACTGTTTCATGCCTTTCTTGCCCTCAATATACTCAGGGCTTAACCTACTTTTTATTTCTACTGGGGCATGAAAGGTTGCTGACCATGCAATTTCGCCTTCGTTAAAGTCTTCAGACATACACTCATCGGGGTAGTAATGAGGGCTTAGTCTTTCGTCTGCTCCGGAGGGTCTTTGGGGGACTCCAACCGTTTCAAGAAGGTTCCGTACAAAGGTTGGACTTCTGAAGAGTGACTTTGAGATATCTGAGATATTATCTCCAGTGAGGTATCTCTCGCACGCATCAGCGATTTCTTCATTACTCGCCGGACGACCCCGCAGAGATTTTTTACGTTTTTTGACATAAGCTTTTTGCTCTATGTGCCCCTCTATAATTGCATCTAACCTATTGGTATTATATGCAATGTTTAGAATGTTACAGGCATCTTTTTTAGTTATCGGTTTTTCTGTTTCTGTACTCGGGTTCAATAGCGCTATAACCGTCTCGATGTTCTTCGCCGATAAGTTTTCGTAACTCTTCTTCTTTACGCGCTTCGCCATCAGTTTCTAACTCCAATTCTAATTTAAACATTAAACAGCAAATAGCGTGAGCTAAATGCGACAAATTTGTTTCTGGATCTTCTAGCTCTCCATCCAGATGGGAGAATATGTGCCGAAGTGCACCGCCACTGTATCTGTTCTGAGCATCTTCTAAGTATCGCCAGTTGTCTTCGTCATACTTAGCTGCACCAAAAGTCAGTACTTTAGCTACTTCGACTGTAGCTTTAGGAGGTAGAAGATACATCTTAGGTTTCTCACTATCAAACTTCTTTCCCGGCTCTACCCGATTAGGAAGCTCGCCATAGCCTGCTGTTGGATCCTTCTCAAATGGATCCCGTTGCTTATGAATCTCCATGTACAAAGTCCTTAATCATAGGAAAGAACTTATTAATTGTGTATGCACACTCTCGTGCAACATTCATATGCTCTTTCTGAGTACCTGGTGTAGTGCGTACATCTACAAAGTGAATCCACGATCTTACAGTTCCTGACATATAAAGACGAGTCTTTGTTAAGCCTTCTGGAAGTACGGCTCTGGCCTGCTCTTTAGCGATACCATTAGCTAAAGCCCAGTTATATGCACTAGAGGCGGCATCAATTACGCACTTCTGCTGTGCTATCCAATGCTCATGTAAGAGATCGTCATCCGTTTCAACACTGTTCTGTCTGTTCTTAGCGTCTTGTAAGCGACACTCTCGTAGTTCAAAAGGATAGCCCATCTCTTTTGGGTCTGCATATCTCTGGCTAAACTCCTGAAAAGCAAAACTACGGTGACGAACGATTTGATGCGCTATATCCCGTGTAGTATTAATTTCCAGAGTAATACTAGCCATTTCAAAAGGTGACCAGTGGTTGTGCTTAATTAGATACCGTACTAACTTCTCTGAAGTTTCAGTATTATACTGGTTACTAGGGTTTGATACTCTAGCCATCATTGCGATATCTTCTAATAAATTGTCGTGCGATGCTGATATTAATCTTACTGTCATTTTATTGTCCTGAAATTCTGTTGTCATAGTCGGCTAGTTCTTCGTCCCACCAGTGGGGTTTGTCTCTATGTTTCCACGCAGCGAACGTAGCTTTGTCGAGCATATAGAAATTGCGATAAGACTGTATAGGGTTATCATAATCTTTTAGTTCCTCTGTCATTGCCAGGGCGAACTTGGTGAAGCCGTGGTCTTCCATGTGTTTAGGTTCTGGCAAGGCTTTGAGCATTGCGAGACTTTTATGATCACTACCATAACGATAGTGTGCTTCGCTACCGAGAGCAAAGGCGTAACAGTTTGTCCAGAAGTAATTTTCTAAGGAAGAACGTACCCATACACAACTAGGATGATTCTGCATTGTAGGTAAGTATGGAAAGATACGATCTTCCATAGCTAACTCTTTCTGTTGCTTACGAGTAGTCTGGAGAACAGCATTCTCTTCTTTAGTGATAGGACGAGGTACAAAACCAAACAGGTGGTCTATCCAGAGATTTGTATTGATAAGCTGTGCGGCTTCGAGTATCATTTTGTTAACGTGTTTGTCAACGTGAAACTCTGCACACTTGTCTAGATCTTTGTCTAAATAAAATAAATTGATGGTTCTCTCCTAAAGTTGAAAGGATATTATACTAGAGTTCGGGTATTTTGTCAAGAATTATTTAGACGTTCACTGATTCGCCACAGCCGCATTCAGTAGTAAGATTCGGGTTTACGAATTTAAATCCTTCGTTCAGCCCCTCTCTTACATAATCTAATGTCATTCCTGATAGTAGGGGAAGAGACTTGTTATCTATGTATACTATGAGATTCTTAAAGCTAAATTGCGTATGAGTATCCAGATCATCCCCATCAGAATACTCGAGGATATAACTATACCCAGCACACCCAGAAGGGACCAAACCCACACGTAAAGCCTTTCTACTTGCGTTCGCCAGTTTCTCCACTGCTTTAGATATTGCTTCATTCGTTACCTCAATCATTGCATACGCTTAGAGCGTAAATCTTTTACTGCTGTCTTGATTGCATCTTCTGCAAGAACTGAGCAGTGTATTTTTACAGGGGGAAGAGCTAATTCTTCGGCAATTTCTGTATTCTTAATCTGTTCTGCACTGTCAATATGCCTACCGATAGCCCACTCTGTTAGAAGTGAACTGGATGCTATAGCCGATCCGCACCCGTAGGTCTTGAACTTTGCATCAGTAATCATGCCCTCACTGTTTACTTGGATTTGAAGACGCATAACATCTCCACAAGCAGGTGCTCCAACCATACCAGTACCGACGCTAGGATCGTTTTCATCAAGAATACCCACATTGCGTGGGTTCTCGTAGTGGTCGAGTAGTTGTTTGCTGTACGCCACTAGTCGTCCCAGCCTACATAGAAGTGTCGGCGACCTGGCATAAACCTAACGCAAGCGTCTCTTAGTATTCGTGGCTCTTGGCCTAGTGTTCTACCCATCCAGAACGTATTTTTCTTTCTAAGAACATCTCTAAAGATTCTTTCTTCTGTGGCACTATCGTGTGCGGGAGATCCATCATCGACAGACCACTCTGTATCAATATACTGTTTCTTTAGCATAGGAAGATGCCAGCTAGCAGCGTGCTGTACTACTTCGTCCTCAGGGCCATACTTTCCAATGAAAGGTGTTTGCTGAGTGAAGCAGTCAAAGTTGATGAAAGTCAGGGTTTTCCAAGAGGTGCATACATTGGCTAACCAATGGGCAGTAATTGCACCACCAGATAAACGCTTGCCTGCTGGAATATTATATAGACCTCCCAACTCTATAACAGCGTCATCATTGTACATACTAAGGTGATCATAATTCGGAGAACCGTACTCAGTATTGAACCGAGACTCGTTAAAAAGGACTTTGGCTCTAGTAGGAACCTCGGGGTGGGCGTCCATTCGCAACTGACCTGTTACCCAAATGTGGGTATTAGTACCTATTCTATCAAAGATAACTGGCTCAGGCACTCCTCGACCAAAACGTATTGTGAGGTCTTTTCCATCAATAAAGTCACCCATCATGTACTCTAGCGCATCTAAGCCGTTCCCTACGAGGATAATATCTTTCCCTCGCATATAGTCCTTCATCTCATCTAAGGTCATTGTAGTCCTCCGCGAACTCATCGTGGGCATAATCTGTGTAGATCGGTGTCCCATCTGTAAAGTGTACTGCCGCTGGGTCTTTTAGAAACCCGTAGTAGCCCACTAAGTAATTGTAAGACTCATCGAGCCTTCCTATATCTGTCGCCCACTCAAATCTGTGTAGCCATTGAGGGGTTTGTTTGTTTACTGCATCTACTGTAAGTGCTGAACACTCTTCGTGAGCACAATTAAATACCATCATTGAAGACCACCACTTACGTGGATACCACTCATTCTTATGCGCTAGAAACTTGTGATCTTCTCTTACCTGCTTTACTAGATGTTTTACTACTGTTACTGCTTCTTCCATCGGATAGTTATCTAGTATAGCAGGGTCTTTTCTCCAGACAAAGTCACTATCGCAGAACATCGCCTTGCCCTTGTATCCACATAGATAAGGTACTAAAAAACGAGTATAAGTAAACTCAGTAGAGCCATCCTCTTTCTTACGATGGTATCCATGATCTCGTTTTAAATCTTCTTTGTCTAGTAACGTGACTTTGTGTCCGAATCTTTCTATAGACCGGACACATACGTCTGTGTTCTCTGGCTGTGTGGAGTCATGCCCTACAAATATTCTCACTCTTCTTCCTTATATGTGTGCAGTTCGCCTCTCTTCTTTGCTTCGCGTTTGCGATCTCGGAAGACTTTGGCTTTATTGTACCTTCGCTGGAACTTCGCTACTGGATTCTTCTTCTTCATTGGTAGTTACCTCTTTATAGTACACAATAACTTCTCCTAGCTGACTGATGTACCTTTTTAACTCTTGCGTATTATAAGACATAAGCTCATAATCTGCTACACTCATTGCGACAAACACTAAATCTCCACCATGCTTCTTTTTGATGTCGTCTACAAACTTATCAAAATAAGTGTAACCTTCAGGGTATTGTCCGTCTTTGTTAGCTATCTTAGTATCAGATACTACATACCAATTTGGCTCTTTAAGATCAAGAGGTCTTGGCATGATAGGCTGTGTAATCATAATTTGCACAGGCTTGGATATAATTTTTACTTCACGAGGCGGTACTTGTAATAAGCTACAGCCACTAATCGTTGAGAGAATTAATGCGCTTGCTAATATCTTCAATCTCATCGAAGACCTCCTTCGTTGCTTTGTTTGCTTTCTTTGTAAGTAAACCAGGCTTTGCACTAGCTAACTGAGCTATGTTATGTCTACGAAATATATCTAAATAATCGGACATCTGTGTTTCGTACTGCTGGTTCTGTTTCTGAAGAGTGGCGCTAGCTGCTGCGGTCTTCTCCATGTTTTGTTGTATTGCGGCGATTGTAGCTTTCTGCTCTTGATCCCGCAAATCCTGTGCTAGGATGACTCCCATTTGTTCCTCTAACTTGTTTTGCATAGGCACCACAGCAAACTGGTAGTAGAGGAAACCCGCTGCCGCCATGCTTGCTATGATACCTAACAAAATCTTAGACACTTTCTAACCTTACCATTAATCTTTCTGCTCGATTAGTTACTTGCTTGTGCCAACGAGAGTCTCGTCCCTCAACTGCTGCTGTCTTCCAATCATTTTCTAGTAAGGCAGCATTCATCTTCTTAAACTTCGATAAACGAGTGCGTCCCATATTGAACATCATGTTAACAAGTATACCTTGTACTTCGTCTGGTAAGTTGTCAAAAGTCCCTTGTCCGTATAAAGCGTGACACTCTGATACCGCTGTACCGAGGTCGTTATCAAAACACTCCTCGACTCTTTCTTTAGTGATTGCTGTTCCGGTCGGTTGTCCGTACTCTGGGTCGGTTTTGAGTACGAGATGGCCGACACCAAAGGTTGGATAGCCAAGGTGGTCGTTATAGATTTCATACTTGACTCCTTCGTCTACCTTTAATGTTTCAAATACTTCACTCTTGTTCATTTTACTCTCCTTTAATACATTCCTGCGCTGGCGTATATTGTTATAAACGGCAAGGCTAAACAGGCTAAGCCTGCAACCACTGAGCATATTATGCAAGCGGCCTCATCTCTTTTTCTCACTTTTGTTCTCCATTAGAACTTGGGCACTAGCCCTATACATAGGCTACTCCAAGGTGAGCCTAATTTACCTATACGACATCTAACAGGTTGTCGTATCCACCTATGTGCTTCCCATCTAAAATTATCTGGGGTACTGTCTTTGCGTAAGGAAATCTAGCAGTGAAGTCTTCTACTTCGTAGTCTCTTTCTAGCTTGAGTACTGTTATCTGCATTCCTTTCTTTTCCGCTAGTGCGAGTGCCATGTCACAATAAACACACGCTGCTCTACTATAAATTGTTATTTTTTGCATACTGTTGCTCTTACCTCGTTCTTTGTCCACTTCATACCTTGGACGTTAAAGTGTTCTAACAATTTAAGTTTCCACCACTCTTTGTCTTCTACTATTAGATGAGCATTCCTGCCGTCTGATAGTACCTGTTTGGCAAGTATAGTACTCACAACAAAATAGCCACACTTCTCCATGCAGCTATTCATATGAGTAAGCACGTTGTCTAATAGCTCGGGTTCTATGTGCTCTAAGACATCTGTACAGACTACAATATCTGCGGGCTGTGGCAGTCCTGACTTACTCTCTACAGCAGGGTCATACTCATAAAATAGTAACTGTCCTGGGTACTTCCTGTGAAAATGTCTTTTAAGACAGTCCTTATGATTACTACTTCCGTAGTCTAAGGCTGTTTCACATTTGTACTCTTTTGCTACTTCTAGTACTTCTTCTGCGTGCATTCTGCCTGTACCGCCCCAGTATCTGTCACCGTGCAGCTCTATCAGTTGTTGCTTGTAACTATCCGTTATTAACGAGTCCAAGGTCAAACCCTCTCTTCACTAGCTCATTATTAATCTTTTGCTTGTGCTTAGGCTTGGTATTACTATTCTCTAAGGCTCCGACTAAGACATTTGTCCCATACGTGTGCATGTAGTGGTGTACCATTCCTACTTTACGTCTGTTTACAATCTTTGCTGATGATTCTTTAAATTTTACTGGCATTTTGTATCTCCGCTTGGTATTCTGATTTAAGGTATTTGTAGGTTTTTTCGGCTAAAGCCTTATCTCTTGTGAGCATATAAATACTATACTTGTCTTCTACTTTGTAGGCAAGCTCTTTATCTTCATTTATATACTCTGTTATGAGTAGTTTATTCATCTACTTCTATCATTCCTTTGTCTATGAGATGTTCGATGGTAGTCTCAATCCCTTCTTGTTTTCCTAAGTGGTAACACGTCATTCCGCACCCACTAACACATACCATCAATACTACTAATTCTAACATAATTTTCTCCGTTACGTGGAGAGGTTTCTCCATTTCAGAATAACTATTATACGCATAAAGAAGGATACAGTCAAGAACTATCTTTCAATTACCGAATAAATGTCTACTTTTCTTTTAACGCAATTATACCCAAAATTATCCTAAAAGTCAAGAATAATTTTTGAGCGACCCCAAAAAAATTTCTTGACAACTTACCCGTATTTCGATATAATACTCTCATGAAAAAATATAAAAGAAAGCCGTGGACAGATACAGAGCGTAAAACACTTGCTGAAAATTATCTCTCTATCGACATCGAATTAATGATGCACCTGTTACCTGAAAGAAGCCAGCAGGCTATCAGGAATCAAGTATCGTACCTAAAAAAGAGAGGGTACAGGTTTAAAACCAGACTAAACAAAGGATAAACACAATGCAAGGTTACGATATTTTAAGACGAAGAATTCCTTCGACCTACTTGGACATAGCGCAGAGAGAAACTCTTAGATTGAAGCAATGGATGCTTGACGAAAATTTACTTGGAAACAGCAGTGATTTAGGTACTGGCACATACTGGCAAGGGACAGAGACTGCTGGTAGATTGAGTCGCCCTTTGAAGATGATGTATGAGAGTAGCATGATGATGGAGCTTACTCGAAGCTACTTAGGAGATGAGTTTTATCTATTTAATGATCAAGCGGTAGTAAAGATGCCAGAAGAGGAGTTTGAATTTGAAGCACACTTTGATAACCAATACGGCCAAGATCCTGAAGGCAATTTTAAGACTATAAACTTTACTTGGATACTCGATGATCAGAAAGACATCCGTCTCAAAACTCCTAAAGGCTGGATACAACCAGATTTACAGGCAGGAGACATATTAGTCCTAGACGGTAATCAAATACACTGTTCGGGGCTGAACATTACAAACAAACCAAGACGTAATTGGTGTTGCATTTATGCTAAAGAAAGACCTACTTTAGAGGGTTTTTACTCAGAGAAAGTCTCTTTTATCTCTTGACAACCTACTCAAATAAGTGTATAATAGTATTCTAAACTGGAGAATTAAATGATCAATGTGTACACCGAAGGCAGAATTAACAATGACTATGACAATTTTATTGACGATGTTATTATGGCTATCTTTCCTGAAGATGCCAAGTATGACATTTATATTGAGGCTAAGAAGTTCGTTGATAAGGACGGTACTCATGCTGGTTTTTGCACTGGTGATGAGCTTGAGTCAGTCATTAGCGTTGCCACTCACTGGGTTTTCGAGGACGGTGAGGAGATTGCCTATGAGCCACATGAGATGGCGTCCAACCTTGCACATGAGCTGGTTCACGCTAAACAATTCTGCAGGGGACAGATCAATATGGTAGATAACGTATGGAAACACAACAATCTAGTACTAGACTGTGACCATGTTGACTATATAGATTTGCCTTGGGAAGTAGAAGCATATGGATATGAAACAATTTTAACTGACATATACTGGGGGAACGACCAATGATGGACTTTATTCTAGGAGTAGTAATTATAGTAGGATTTCTAATGGCACTACATGGTGCTTATCTGATGGTACAAGATAAAGAACGTGCCTTCTGGAGAGATAAGAAATCAAGAGAATTACATACACAAATGCAAAAAGATATTTTAGAAAGTGAAAAAGGAGGCAGACCATGACGCCTCAAGAGATTAGTGATCACAAACGTAAATGGATAATGGCTAGTTATTACGAGAGTCACGTTCATTCGGATTATCGCAGTGCTGTAGTTGATTGGTGTAAAGACAACTGCTTTCAGTGGCGATACGACATTAAAAGATTTACAGAATCCTATGGAGATACTGTAAGATTTGAACTAGAAGAGGATTTCCAAGCATTCAACGAATGGTATAGAGAGAAACGTCATGGTTAAGTTCTGGATTGCTTGGAAGCACGCATTAGGGTCTTTTGACGAAGAAGACGGCTACGATGTCAACAATGAGAACATCATTTCTGCGATACGCACTTTCATTGTACTCACGAACTTAACCTGTGCTTACCTCATAATGTTCAATATTATCAGGAGCTGGTAATGAAAAAGAACCCAAAGATTAAAATGAAAGGAGGAGCAGAGTATGATGCTCTTCACCGATATAGTAGGGGCTTTTACTGCTATTTAGCTAGATCGGGTATAGTCAAGAAAATAAAACGTGGGTATAACAAGCGATTCCGCAAGGAGGGCAAGAATGAAGCTAAGGACATACGGTAGAATGAGAAAATGGTGGAGAATCTGGGCAAAGAGTCTAGGGGAGAAAGTTGGTGAGACGGACAAGCAAGCAAACACTATCGCAGTTGTTCGTACTGTGTGGTGGCTTACACATATGCTTACTTGCATGGCAATCATACTCAACGCAGTAGCTAATCATGGCTGGGGACTAATTGGCTTATGAAGCTTAAAAAAGAGTGGGGAGAGTGGTTCTGGGTAGATAGCACAGATACTGTTATCAGCCCTCGCTTCATAACTAAGTCCGAAGCCTGCTACTGGCTAGTACAACACCTTTCTGAGTCCTAACTACCTTAGGACTGACCTGAGTATGTCACGAAACTACTTACCCTTCTTAAAAAACTTCTTGACATTTACCTTCCCATCCCGTATAATACCTTCATAAACTAAAAAAAGGAAGATAAATGCAACTTATTCGCAATGCTATTCAGACTCCTGACGGAACTATCTTGGAGTCAAAACACCGACACGACTACCGATCTCATAACGATGCGAACGGTAAAACTTATGTCATTGATGGTGGACTAGAGTATGTCAGAAGCACAATACACGAAGATCAGATCTCTTTAGCACTTTATGATGACGAACCTCACGCAGTACAAGCACATTACCTTACCTGGGGTACCTTCGGTATACGAGGCGATCAACCCCGTAGCGATGTCCGCATCGCTGACATGGAGACTGCACACCTTGAAGCTGTACTAAGAGAGTGCTGCCCTAATGAAGTACTCAAGAACTGTATGACGAACGAATTGGAGACAAGAAATGACACTACCGTATGAGCGCCGATGGGCTATAAACAACACTAAACAATTTCTAGTGAACATTGGCACAAACGAAGAATTACCCGAAGAGGTACGCAAAGAAGCCTGGAGAAACCTTAAACACTATCCAACAGAGTACCACATGGAAGAGGCAAGAAAGGCAGCACCTGAAGTATTTGGCAACTGGGAGGATATGAATCATGATTGATGAGAGATATGAAGACGGAGACTATATGTTTGCAGACTGCCCCGATAACTGGGTAGTATTAGAAATATTAGGGTCGGACGATACTGGAGCAGCCACGTTTACTTACAAAGTATTGGCGGGCTGGAGCGGTGGATACTTACACGGAGACAACTGGAAACTAAACAGCGGCATTGTCAAAGTTCGTGAGCTGGCCGATGCTTGGGTCTTTATCGGCAACAGTGGTAGCGAATATATTTGCGACAAAGAGCAGTACAAACTCAGAATGAACAACGCAGACATCTATGAAAAGATGATTACAGCTTTCCCTCATACTATTCGCATGATGCCTGAAGACACAGACTGGTCTACATTGTTTATGGAGTATACAGGACAAATGACTGACTATGACAGTGTTACTCGTATTGAAGTAATTGACCAAAGTGGAAGAGCTTGGATTACTAACAACGCTGAAGGTGTTACAGTATCCTTACAGGACGATAACCGCACTCTCAAGTTGTTTGTGAAATGACAGCAGATGAGCTAGAAAGCGATCAGATAGGGTATATTAGTGCGTTGCCTTCTGATAAGGAGCTAGCAGTACGACTAATAGAGCAAGGTTTTGCAATAGGTACTG